TATCCAATCGGGATAAGAGCTGCGATCCATAGCAAAGGCCAAGGCAGTTCCTTCATCCATCCCTGCTCTACGGCAAGCCCTATAAACTTCATTGGCAGCGATAGCCCAGAAATCAAGCTTTGTTAAAGGCGTTTCTTTAGTCGTTCTACGCCTCTTAGGTCGCTTCTTACTTACGCGCTTTCGCGTTGCCATTTCTGACCCCTCTCGCTAGGGCCAATTCTAACCGAGACTCCATTTTATCAAGGCGCGACACTATTGGGATATTCTCCAATTTAATTATGTAGCGAAGTCCGGCAATCAGTAAGGCGATAGATCCTAGAACTGAGGCAACCAAGGTCGCTAGCTCAGCTGCCGCCATTACTTGACTCTGCCGTATCTTTCGTAGTTAGGGTTTAGCCAGTTGATGATGCTAGGCAAGACTGACACTAGAGCCGCATTTGCAATTGCATTGACATCTAGGCCGACTGCTAGATAGGTCGCTAGCGCCGTTGCTAGGAATGTCTTTGCCCAGCTCTCTGACATTTTCTTTAGATCGCTCATTAGCTTCTCCTTCGAGGTTAAATTTACTGCCATCTTTGTCTCCCAAAGTTGTGAATGAAATATGGAAATGTGAGCGATGAGGGTTAGCGCCTTTATATGTCCGGCGCTTCCAGCCCAGTATCGGACTCATAATCTTTCCATCGTAGATTATGTATTTAATTCGCTTATCGCCTTTCTTGGCTAACTTGCGAATCTTCTCAACTAACGCGTAAGCCTCTTCTTTATGAGCTGATAAATCAGCATCAATATCTAAAGCTCTAACGATTCCATCGATTGGTATATGGTCAGAACTACCTTTAGCAAGGTGGCGAGCGTCAGCAATCCAGCCGTCAGACTTCCTATCGCGATCAGGATAATCGTCATCAATTTGCTCCCGAAGCTGAATACCTGCTGCACATAGTTTCGCCATTATCTTTATAGATTGTTCTTAGGCTAAACCAAGTGCTTTAAGGTCATCTGCATCAAGACCTAATGCAGCTAACTTAGCCTCGGCTGCTGCTTTCTTGGCTGCTGCCTCTTGTTCTGCCTGTAAAGCAATTTCTTTCAATTGCAAATGAGCAGCTTCAAGCTCTGACGGAGTAGGTGCTTCGCCTTCTAATTTAATCCATTGAATTGTGGAATAATCTTTATTGCTAAAGGTAAATTCTGCTCCCGGGCGTAGAAATCTAATAGCATCGCAGATTTCAAAACTTTTCATTATGCACCTATCTCTAATAATGTGATTGTTGATACTGCGCCATTTTGTTGAAAATCAACTGATACTGAACCATCATATCCGCGCGCTTGCAATTTGTAAGTTGTCGCACTTGTTGTTGCTGGTGAATCTAAATAAATGATTGATGTTGTCGTTGATTTATAGGCATTAGCTGAGCTTGGAGAAATTTGAAACCCATCGAATTCATCAGCATCAGTCTTGTTCCAATCGGCAATACTGGTAGCACCTCGCAATAATTCTGCCGCAATAAAAGTAAAACCACCGCTATTGCGGAACTGTTTAAATTGAGCTGTAATTAAAATTAAAACTTTTGAAGTCGCAAGAGTTGGCGTGATTGTTGCGGTTATTGTCGTATCGGTCAGTGTTGCACTAGCAATAGTGGTATCAGTTGTCGTTGTTGCACTAACAACCTGTAACACCTTACCGCCACCAGCAGGCGCAGCCCACTTAACACCAAGACTTTCAGTAGAGTCGGCCGTAAGAATATGTCCATTAGTGCCAACTGGGATTCTTGCGTCAGCAGTATCAAATCCAAATAAATCACCCTTAGTTGTAAGCGGTGTTTGATCTGCTGTTGTTGCCCATTCCGGAGCTGTTCCACCAGAATTGACTCGCAGGACTTGTCCAGCAGTGCCAATCGCAACTCTAGCCTTTGCAGTTGAGCTAGTGTAATAATCAATATCTCCAGCAGTAGTTCCCGGATTTAGATTCTTAACTGTGGTATCAGCAGATGATCCAAGTGTGCGGATGGCAGCTGCGCCATCTTTTACAAGGTCTGTGTCTGCGGGCGTTGCCCAGTTATAATTCGTAGTATTCGGCATTTAGTCTCCTATGCAACTATTGTAGCGTTGAGCCAGTATAAAGCTGGGTTAATTGTGTTCCAAGATTCAGCCGCTGGGACTGAGTTCCATCTGAACGCCTGAAGGCTAAAAGCGATAGGCGAAACATTTAGAGTTAGGTTGAGCTGATTAAGGCTAGCTGTCCAAGTCCAACCTTCTACGAAGCCTTGGAATTCTCCACTGACCATATTGCTTGGCAAGTTAATGATATTAAGCGGTTGACCCATAAATACGCCAAGAAGGTTATCTCGGTCTGAATCGTCAATTTCACCGCTGGCTAGTGGAAAACTTATTTGGCGTAAGGCAAATTGAGGATAGGCGCGGATAAGTAGATAGAAGGCTGCTTGAGCCTCAGCATCGCCTTGATTGCGAAGTGTGGTCGATATGGTAGAAGCGAGAAGGCCATACTCAGATATTGAATCCGCATCCTCATCAGTTACTTCTGCGCCTGAAGTGCCATAACTAATTGTTATTGAATTTCTGACATCCCCAGCGCGCTTAACTATTGAAAGAGCTGGGCCTATGGCGTGATTGCCATCTAAATCAACATAGCCATAAGTTGCTAGGTATTCGGATCTATGAGTTGAATCTGCATAGCCAATTCGACCCTGAGAATCCTCATATAAATAACCAAGGCCGCTAGTCGCAAAGCGAGAAGCAAGGTTATAAACTGTATCGTCTAAATTATTCTCAGAGTGCAGCTCATAATCACCAGGAGTATCTATCTCGCCTAATCCACTATTTTCTGCATCCTGCCATTGAGTAGTCGCATCATAGGTTGCCCAAGTTTCGGCAGCTGGGACTTCATTCCATTGGTCAAATAGAACTGTCTCTAGTAATTCTAAAATTCTATCGCCGTCAAATTGATGGGCAAAGTTTCCGACATAAACGGCTCGATTAAGTCTGGCTAAAGCTCCTACTGCAACTATTTTAATCTGCTGACTTGTCGCAGTTGAGCCAGAGGTCTGAACTGTAATACCTAAATCAGTAATGAAACCGCCAAATAAATTTACATAGGTTGCAGCAGAATTTTGAACCTCAATAGTTACTGCGTCATTAATTTCATAAGAGACTGATGCTTCTGCCGTTTCAATAAGGGTTAAATTGCAATAACCAGCAACTGGCTGAGAGTAGATATCTGTTCTACCTGAGGTTATAGTCAGGCCGCTAAGAGTCGCGCTCGTAACTGTTGATCCATTGACCTTTACGCGATAAATGGGATTCCAAAGAGTCATAGGACTAGCTGACTTCCGCCGCCACCCGTTCTAGCTTGAGTCTGATTTAGCGCCAATATAACTGCTCTAGTAAAACCTTCTTCATCAATAGCGGATGGAGCATTTACATTGACTATAACATTACCGCGCTCTTCGCCTCGTCTAGCTGCTGCTACATCAAAGCCAGTAGGTATTGCGTTACCGCTTGGGACTAAACCGCCAGCAGTAGCGCTACGGCTTACTGATGGAGCTGCTGCGCTAGCTGGTGGAGTAGTTGCACTAGGTGGCAAGGTTGGTAGGACTGTTGATGGGCTAGGTCTGGAATTACCTCCAACACTTCCCCCACCGAATGGCAGCTGAATATTTGGAGCGATAGGAGTAGGAGCGCTAGTTTTAATAGTAGGCAAGTTAGGTAGGAATGAAATTCTGTTATATGCCTGAATTAGCGAATTGATGCGTTGAATAGCCCCGTCAATCAATTTAAGTAGTCCATTGATTGCGCTACTAATAACACTTACTACTGGCCCAATAATCTTGAGAACTAATGAGAAGGCTATTCCAATACCTTCAATAGCTTGGACTAATTGATATTTAATAATTGGGACAAGATATTTGACGAAGAAATCGGCCATCGTTTTCAATAGGTCAGTAAGTTCTTTTATATCATCCTTGTTATGCTCCATAGCAACACTTACGCGATCAAAGGCATTTTTTAGCGCTTCAAGAATAGGAGCAAGTGCATTTCTTGCGGTGTTTATAAAGTCTTTGGTTTGTTGAACTAAACCAGTAGAGCCGCCGAATGAAGCAGCGAGCTTCTCTATGACCGGTAAGAATTTGTCATTAAATAAATTAACTACACTTAAAGCAACTGGAAGAAGGGCTTGGCCTAAGACTATTTTGGCTTCATCTAATCTTGCGGTGAGAATTCTTTGGCTGTTAGCCATTCCATCGGCAGTTCTGGCAAAGTCACCCTGAGCGTCAGTAGTCTGCTCAAGGATTACTTTGTGAGCTGCTAGGACTTTTTGTTGGGCAGTTAAAGTTCCAGTTCCAGAGTAAATGCCCATTTCCATAGCTTTGGCTTTAAGGGTTGCATCATTGAGCAATACGCCAAAGGCTCTAATAGGTTCAGACTCACCTCGAAGGGCAGCACCAAGGGCTGTGATTGCTTGATCAACTGAGGTGTTATTAAATGATGCTAAATCTGATGCTAGGGTTACAAATTCGGTTGAGAAGGAAGTAAGTTCTTCTCCAGCAAGTCCAGCTGATTTACCAAAGATACCGAAAGTAGCAGCGGCGTTCATCGCCTGAGTTCTGGTCTGGCCTAGTGAAGCAGCTGCCTTAGCTCCAAAGGCTTCGATATTCTTGGCGCTCTCTCCGAAGATTACATTGACTTTAGATACTGTCTCGGCTAAGTCAGAGGCAGCAGCAACTGCATCCTTGCCAATCTTGATAGCCATTGCTCCAGCTGCAGCACCTACGGCAGCTAGGGCTATACCAGCCTTCTTTGCAAAGTCACCGACTTTGTCACCGAAGCTCTGCGTAGTGGCGTTAGCCTTATCCATTCCCTTGACAAATTGAGTTGTCTCAGCAAGGACTTCGAGTTTAAGTGTGCGCCAATCTTTAGCCACTCTTACTCCAATTCTGAACTACTTTATTCATAGCCTGTAAATATTTTAGCGTCAGTTGAGGCTGAATTTTGCGAAGGGTTGGATAAATGAACCAACCGCGAGACCCTTTGCCGTATCGACCTGAATATTCTGGGAATTGATTAAGTCTCCTAATCGTCCCGTCTTTTCTTGGTCTAACTGATGATCCAAATTCCAAACCTGCCCAAAGTCTTTGGGTGTCTGCTCCCCCTGAAAAACGCTGACCAGCGAAACCATAAGATAGCCGTCCCGTTTTACTACTGCGAGAGACTGATGCACCATCAAC